CGTAAAAGCAAAAACGCCCGTTGTAGCAAAAGAACCTGAATGGGACTACAACCTGGCTAGAGAAATGGTCAAAGGCAAGTCTGTTGTCTTTTGTTTACCTGGTAGAGGTGTTTCTTACACTTATCTAAAGAACTTTGTACAACTGTGTTTTGACCTAGTGCAAGCAGGTGCAAGTATTCAGATCTCTCAAGACTACTCTTCAATGGTGAACTTCGCACGTTGTAAATGTCTTGGTGCGAACGTTCTACGTGGACCTGATCAGGTTCCTTGGGATGGAAAACTGAACTATGACTGGCAACTATGGATTGATAGTGATATTGTATTCAATACTGAGAAGTTTTGGCAACTGGTTCTCATGGATACAGACATTGCTTCTGGTTGGTATGCTACCGAAGATGGTCATACAACTTCAGTTGCTCATTGGATGGAAGAGGATGATTTCCGTAACAATGGTGGTGTGATGAATCATGAAACCGTTGAAAGTATTTCAAAGCGTCGGAAACCTTTCACTGTAGATTATGCAGGTTTTGGTTGGTTGCTGATTAAGCATGGAGTCTTTGAACATTCTGAAATGAAGTATCCTTGGTTTGCACCGAAGATGCAAGTCTTTGAATCTGGTGAGGTTCAGGACATGTGTGGAGAAGACGTATCATTCTGTTTGGATGCAAAGGAAGCAGGTTTTGAAATCTGGTGTGATCCTCGCGTTCGCGTTGGTCACGAGAAGACAAGAATCATTTGAGATGGCTAACGAACGCTATAATATTCTTTGTAAAGGAAGACGAATTTATACAAGTCTTACAGAAGAAGAATATTTCAATATCATGGAGGATCTGTCGATAGAGTTTTATCAGACAGGTTCTCCAAGTCCTGAAGAACTTGAAACTGAAATTTTATTGGAGAATAATGTATGGCTGCAAAAGTAAAGGGTGGACTAAATAAGAATAGCTCTTATATTCCTGGTTCTCCTAAGAAATCTCGCCAAGGCGCGGGAATGGGAACGAAGTATGCCGCGTCTTCTCGCAACGGAGCTCGAAAGAAATATAGAGGACAAGGTAAGGGATAAATGGCATACTTAAACCATAGTCTACCAGATTGGTCTTGTTATATTCGTAATGAGTTTCTGTTTAATAAACAAAAAGGACATGGTGAAGTAACCAAATGTGACGTGCATTGTGTTGCAAGTCTTGAAAAAAGAGTTCCTCTATTTGAGGCATTTTTAGAAAATGGCGTGAATTGGACTCGGCGTCCTCTTCACGCCTTTTGTTGGAAACCAGATGCTCCTATTGAACCTTTAGAAGATATCATGTACTGGGACTGCTTCTCTCCATATATTGATGTCCAAAAACGTGCTCGTCTTTCTGGGTTACAAGCACAACTTATTCGTCCTGATGGAAAAAAAGTTGTTGGGACTTATATGTTTACCTTAGACTGGTCATGGGAAAATAAAGGTGTTCCAGATTTAAATTTTTCAGAGACTCCAGAACATAAATGCGCTCATTTATTCAAGGTTGAGACTGGAAATTATTATGCATATCCAAATAATCGTATTATTTGGTATGATAATGCTTGGACTTTTAATCGAATTGATAAAAATCCTGGATATGAAATTGATTTGACCATATACTCAGTCGAAAATAAACGTAAAATAGAAACATCTGACCACTATATGTACGAAATTACAGATTTGGAAGTAAAATAAATAGGTTCTTTGCACAAAATTGAGTTGAAACAGCATTCGATGGGGAAACACCTGCTCCTAGAGGTGTACAATGTGGATTTTGAAGCGATTAATGACGTTGAATCGCTTCAGAATGCAATGATTCGAGGCATCAACCGTGCCAAGATGACCATTTTAAACACATTTTCCCATTGTTTTCTACCACAAGGTTGTACGGTAGTGATTGCACTTGCAGAAAGTCATGTGTCTTGCCATACTTGGCCAGAGAATGGATGTCTAGCAGTCGATGTCTACACATGTGGAGAAGGAAATCCACGTTTGATTGCTCTTGAGATACTTAAATACCTTAATTCCGACTCCTACATGCTCCGTGAAGTTGAGCGTTAAATAAACATAAGGAGATAGCAACCTCCTTTATAAAAGTTCTGTTTTATTCACTTAAAACAGGAGCTAAAATGTCGAACTTACCAGTCGATAGAGACCCCAACTACATGAGAGAAATGTGGGGTACTGCTAGATTAGTTACAGATTATGGAAATACACCACCAAAAAGAGTGATTCAAGAGGTCATGCACGATGCTGCACCAAAGCATAACCTCAAAAAACAAGAAGAACTCCATGAACGCATTCGGAATGATGAAGATTATGATGATTGGGAGTATGGAACTGAACCAAACTATGGGATTCCTTGGAAATAACCTATAAATAATGGGAGAAAATCCACGTCCAAATGGCAGTCACCAGAGTATCAAGGGCATTTAAGGACATTAGTTTGTCTTTTGAGCCTCATCCTGTGACAAAAGACCTGCCTATTTTGAAAAATGAGAACGCAATTCGTCGTTCAGTCAGAAATTTAGTTGAGACTATCCCAACAGAGCGGTTTTTTAACTCTTTGTTGGGTTCTGAAGTACGTTCAAGTCTCTTTGAATTCGTTGATTATGGTACTGCATCCATCATTGAAGACCAAATTCTGACGACAGTTCGTAATTTTGAACCAAGAGTCACAAACGTTAAGGTAGAGGTCGATCCTCAACCTGATGAAAATACTTTTAATGTGACTGTTGTCTTTGATATTATTGGACAAGATGTTCCGACACAAGCGTTTACGTTTATATTAGAGGCAACCAGATAAAATGCCTTTCACTAAATTTACAAATCTAGACTTTGATCAGATTAAAACATCGATAAAAGATTATCTTCGTGCAAATTCAGACTTTACTGACTTTGATTTCGAAGGTTCTAACTTTTCTGTTTTAATCGATACTCTAGCGTATAATACATATATCACAGCATTTAACTCAAATATGGTTGTGAATGAGTCTTTTCTAGACTCAGCAACTTTAAGAGAAAATGTCGTTTCACTTGCAAGAAATATCGGTTACACACCACGCTCTAGAACGGCAGCAAGGGCACATGTAACGATTAGTGTACCAACTAGTGCTACAAGTCCTACACTCACGCTACAGGCGGGTCTAGTGTGCGTTGGTACAGCGAATGAGAGCACATATACCTTCTCTATTCCAGAAAACGTCTCTACTACCATCAATGGTGGTGTTGCGACCTTTGGAACCACCGCAAGTCCTATTGAAATCTATCAGGGAACATTTTTAACAAAACAGTTTGTTGTTGATGGTTCACTGGATCAGAGATTTATTCTCGATAACTCTTTCATTGATACTTCATCCATTGTTGTCTATGTAAAGGGACCATCAGATAGTGGTCTTGGTAGAGAATATCAAAAGGTAGATAATATTATTCGTATTGAGAGAACATCTGAAATCTATCTACTTCAAGAAGTTCAGGATGAGAAGTATGAACTGTTATTTGGTGATGGTATTTTTGGTAAGAAGTTAGAGAATAGTTCAGTCATTACAGTCACATACATTATTACTGATGGTAAAGATGGAAATGGTCCATCGGAGTTTAGTTTCTCTGGAACGTTCAGAGATTCAAGTAGCAACCCTGTAATTCCAGCTGGTTCAGTAACATTAACTACTGTTCAAGGTGCAATGAATGGTGGTGAAATTGAACCAGTATCATCCATTAAATATTTTGCCCCTCGTCTTTATTCTGCTCAGTACAGAGCAGTGACCTCAAGAGACTATGAAGCGATTATCCAACAAATATATCCAAACACAGAGTCTGTTTCTGTAGTTGGTGGTGAAGAACTGAGTCCACCACAGTTTGGAAAAGTTTTAATTAGTATCAAACCAAAGAATGGTGATTTTATCTCAGACTTTGATAAAGAAACTATTCTTTCAAAACTAAAGCAATATTCACTTACAGGAATCAACCAAGAAATTATCGATCTTAAGATTCTTTATGTTGAAATTGATTCTTCAATCTACTACAACTCACCTCAAGTTTCAAACGTCAGTGGTCTCAAAGCAACTGCTGTTGATGCATTAAACACCTATGCATCTTCTGTTGACCTGAACAAGTTTGGTGGAAGATTTAAGTACAGTAAAATTCTACAGATTATTGATAATGCTGACCGTTCGATTACTTCCAACATTACAAAAGTCAGAATACGTAGAAACTTAAAGGCACTCGTCAACCAGTTTGCACAATATGAACTGTGCTATGGAAATAAGTTCCACATTAATTCTCAAGGATATAACATCAAGAGTACAGGATTCTATATTAGTGGAAACACTGATCTAGTTTACTTCACTGATGTTCCAAATAAGACTTCAACCGGTACTCTTGATGGTAGCGGAAGAGGTGTTTTATCTGTTGTAAAACGCATGAATGATGGTGAGTATAGAGTTATTATTGCTTCTGCAGGAACGATTGACTATGCAAATGGTGAGATCATCATTAACACAATAAACATCACCTCAACTGAAAAGGAAAATAATATTATTGAAGTACAAGCATATCCTGAGTCAAATGATGTTGTTGGTCTGAGTGATTTGTATCTAAGTTTTAGTATTTCAGATAGCACCATAAATATGGTTAAGGATGTTATTTCTTCCGGAGAAGATATCTCTGGAGTCACTTTTACAAGAGATTACTATACATCAAGCTACTCTAACGGAGAACTGGAGAGGAAATAAAATATGATCGCAACTGGTTTTGACGTAAGAGTTAAGATTCAGCAAATTGTTCAAAATCAAATACCTGAATTTTTACTATCAGAATCTCCAAAGGCTGCAGATTTTTTAAAGCAATATTATATCTCACAGGAATATCAAGGTGGTCCAATTGATATTGCTGAGAACTTAGATCAATATTTAAAAGTTGATAACTTAACTCCAGAGGTTATCAGTGGAACAA